GCTCGACGACGTAACGAACATAAAGTTCGCCAAATCCCGTTGCTGCCACATTCTGGGAGGCTGCAAATAAATTGCCGATATCATATGTTTTGATATCTAAATTAGCAGCCAAGTTTCCATATCTGATGTAATGTTGGTCGCCTAGTTTTCGAAGATCTGTTGCAACTGCGTTAAATTCGCAGAAGTTCCAGGCCGCCGATCGCACAGCGCCATTATAAGACATCACTTGTTGCTTCGTCATGGGAATCGGATCCGCCGCATCATAGTCGACGGCAAGCATTACGCTGCCGCCGATCGAGGTCGGAGAATACGTCTCATACTCGAAGGACAATTCCAGAAAGCGATAAGACTCAAACCCAAGGGCTTGAGTAGATAGCCAAGGGAATGTTTGGAACATCCCTGGGTTTATCGGAAAGGATACCACATTAAATACGGTATCCCCGATTATGCTACTGGACAAATCGGCCAAATACTCTCGATGCGAGAACCGCACTCTACCATCTTTCTGGTACCTAGAATAATCAACTTTAGGTTGACCAATCTTGGTCCTTCGATCGTAGGCAGAAGCGACACTCGAGGATTGATTTGGATTATATACTACCATTTTACCATTACTATTCTGTTTTCTTGCACGTGCGTTCGCCCTTTGGCGACGACGGCGGGCTTGCTTAGTCGAAATAGGATTATTCGATCTTAACATGTCTAATATGGGATCCACCCAGACAAGAGTGGACTGTACATCACTATGAAACTCGGTCTTCGCTAACCTTTTCTAAAGATCACGCAAAGATTAAGGGACGCCGTGCAGTCTCTCGGCATTTTGTTTAGCACGGAACTATTAAGTTCCAGCTAGCAAGGCCAGAACACCGTTTTGGGTCATTACTCATAGCAACCCCATTGGCCGCAAGGGCCACCAGGAATGAATCGTGAGGTGGATAAGGGGAAATATCCTCATCCTTACGCAGGTTAATCAACCTGTCTACCTTACTGACTCAATCCCGGGGTACGACAATGTAAGAGAGCGGTGGACAAGGAGGCAACTTTGTAGCAAAGAACTGCATCTCATTCGAGTACAGCTCGATAGCTTCTAAAGATAACTTCCTCGGCTTGTGATTACGTTCCCTACCCAATCTCGAAATCATTACTCTATCAGAGACCATCTCTGTTCCGTGAGCTGCCTGGGCCGCATATGCAAGCCTAGACAACCACTCGTCAGAGTCATCAACTGATTCATAAGAATTCGGGACGTAGGGCCCAGCGATCATTCGCCAATTAGCCATCGCGCCTGCAATTTTAGC